TGACGTGGCAGCACACCTTGTTGCCTGTGGTGTCAGGGCAATCCTCACCTTTGAGAATATGCCGACCGAACAAGTCCACTAAACAGTCATGTATCATCTGCATACCTACTATGCAGAAATAGAACGTGACATTTGAATGCTCATCGAATACCTTATGTCCGTCAACAAGCGAATCACCAAGAGACTGTGTTTGTTTAAACACGGTTGTGACTTCGGCCCCGACCACCTCAAGGAAACGACAATGGAACTAAACTTAAATAACGTATCCAAGATCACCGTCCAGTCTCACGACAGGGGTGACTACAAGGTAACCAACGTAACCGTAACTGACAGCGAAGGAAACGACCACACCATCCGGTCCTTCGGGACCGACAACCAACCCATCACCATCGAGTTAGAAAATGACTAAGCCAATCTACATCACCATCAAGCAAGCCTCAGAACTAACAGGGATGACAGCCAATGCCATCAGAGTTGCAGGATACGCCGGTAAAATCGAAATGGTCCGATCAGGATCAGGAGGATACTCGTCCAACAACGTCTACCACAACGAAGTGTCACTCCAATCCCTACACAACTACATCACCAACCGCGACCCCCGAGGTCGTCCGGGATTACGTAACAAGCGTAGCAGGGGAGCCGGTCAGTGATGACGACACAGAAGAATTCATCCGAGACCTCGAACTCTGGTACGACAAAGCAGACATATGATCTGCACGTCGAGAAGCCACTGTGTAACGAGTGCGAGGAGAAGACAGCAGTCGTCCGTAAACGATCATGGCTTTACTGTGCTGACTGTTGGCTTGGTCAATTCTAATGGTGTCGGGAATCGTAATAGTTGCCATCGCTGCCCTAGTCTTTCAATACGTATTGTCTAGGGGGTGATGGATTACCGACAACCATAAAGATAACTAGGAAATAGGTAAAAGAAATAACAACAATATGTTTTCTAGTTATTCTCTAACGCGACAGAACTTATGTATTCCACGCGACGACCCCCTCACAATAGGACAGATTGTCGCACCCCTGAAACCCGCAGAAATCCGGCGTTTTTCACCGATGGTGTCGCCGGTTCTGCACCCCCGATAGGGCCGATCTGGTACTATCGGGAACGAGGAAAAGAAAATGCTAGTGAAATATGACTACAGCAAAGACGGAATCATCACATCAGAAGAAGCCCTGCGTCGGCTATGCAACTCTGATCTCATCGACTCATTACAGAGCATGTACGAGATGGATGGTGACATGTGGATCTCCACCTACAATACACTAATAGGCTACATGTACACCTTGATGAGAATAAAGGAGTCCATTGACAATGGTGGTGAGGTCATTGATAATGATGAGTAACCACCAATCAATTGCAGGATTTCATCATGGCAAAGTGGAAGCAGCTGAACGCATCGAGGGTCTTCCCGGATTTCAAACCGGTACGGAACCCTCGATGGCTCTGGAATCGTTACGGAAAGTTCTACGATCCCTTAGTCTGGGTGAAGGTGGACGGCAGGGTGTACCACTCCGGTGCCTCCCAAGACACGTCCAGTCCGAAGGCCGGACTCTCCAGCCTGTAGCTGTCCTTAGTAAATGTGACCGTTCCGAAGAGCATCTGTAGCACGAGCGGTTCCATATCGGATAACTCCTTGTTTAAACTTATTGAACCAAGACTGTCGTTGTCGTGGCAGCAAATCAAACACATCGAAAACAAGTGTTGATAGAATGTAAGACATGACGTATGTACCTCCTATCAGAAATATAGTACGTGCTATGTTGCAGTGCAACATTCCTTGGTGGACACTATCTCGGGACGTCCGGGAACAGGCCACCGTCTCGACGGAAGGAACCGGCATGAGCCCCCTACCAAAACAGCAACCAGAAACCCAACTCCGTTTAAACATTCAGACCTCAACCGAAGTTTGGAATGAGGTAAGGACCATCACACCCCGGCTGGCAGAGGTCATGCTGGAACACAACACCAAGAATCGACCGCTACGTCGTTCATCGCTGAACCACTGCATCCGTCAACTCAAGGCTGGTAACTTCCACCTGACAGGTGACAGCATTACCTTCAGCGATACCGGACGACTCCTCAACGGACAGAACCGACTACATGCCTGTGTCATGACAGGTATCCCATTCCAAGCCTCGATGCTGTACGGGGTGAAGGAGGAATCCTTTCATGTCATGGACACAGGGGCAAGGCGGACAGCAGGAGACGTTCTGTCTGCGGAGTACGATGTCAAGAACGCAAACCAGCTTGCGGCAATGATAAAGTTTATCTCCATGTACAAGCATGGAGCCAAGACTGCCGCCAAGGGTTCTGGTAAGATTGGATATACTATGTCAAACCTTACAACGTCCAAGGACATCATGGACCATTACCTGTCGTACGGTGATGAAGCACTTCAACGAAGCCTGTTGAAGGGTTATTACCCTGCACAGAAGATGGGTCTGACTCATCCTGCCGTGTTCGGTGGGCTGCATTTCATCGCGTCACAGATCGACACTGCACAGGCAGATGAGTTCTTCCACGGACTCATCACTAATGAGATGCTGAATAGCAATGATCCACGTTACCGGGCGCATCATCAGATCCGCATGGAGAAACCGAAACGCTCTCAACTAATTTCGGTAATTGCACAGGCATGGAATCGTTACCGAAAGGGACAGACCGGACGGCTGATGTACAAGCCGGAAGATGGGATTCCAGTACTCGTTTAAACATAAGGGGCTGTCTCCGGACGGCCCCTCTTCTTCCGAGAAAAAGATGAGCGAATCAGAACCAGTCAAGACACACATTCCCTGTCATCTGTGTGGATCATCAGATGCTGGTGCCGTCTACACCGACGGACACTTCCATTGTTTTTCCTGCCGGGGGACAGAGCAGTCCTACTCCGGCGAACTAATTGAAGAGGTCATGCCCTACATGGACAACACAGTTATTCAGATGCCGCCGAGAAATCCTACACCTAACAGCCGTCTTACCGAGATGTTGAACGGGTTGTCGTGCAGCGTGATTACCGAGAGAAAGATCGGTGCAGCAGTCGTCGAGAAGTACAGCGTCAAGATCGACAACGCATCTCATCGTCATCTGTATCCTTACTATGACCGGGATGGCGTACTACGTGGTGTCAAGACCAGATACGATCAGAACAAGACGTTCTCATGGGACGGCGGTGAGCAACTACACCTGTTTGGTATGCAGCTATTCCCCGGCGGTGGTAAGACAATCACCATCTGCGAAGGTGAACTCGACACACTGGCAGCACACCAGATGAACGGGTCGAAGTGGCCGACCGTCGGGATGCCGTCAGCCACCGGGGTCAAGGCCATCAAGGCCAACCTCGAATACCTGAATACGTTCGAAGAAATCTACCTCGTCTTCGACAACGACGAGGCAGGTAAACGTGCAACCGAGGACGTAGCAAATCTGTTCGAGCCTAACAAATGTAAGGTGGTTGACCTCGCCCCGCTGAAGGATGTCGGTGAGTATCTGGCCGAGGGTAAAGTAGAAGATTACACCCGCCGCTGGTGGAATGCCCTGCCGTTTACACCGGAGGGTATCAAGCGCGGCTCGTCTCTCTGGGAACTGGTGTCAGAGGAAGACGACACGCCGTCCGTCCCATACCCGTATCAGGGATTGCAGGAGATGACCTACGGCATACGTGTCGGTGAACTGGTGACACTGACCGCAGGGTCAGGATTGGGCAAGTCAGCCGTCGTCCGTGAACTGATGTATCATCTTCTCAACGTCACCGAGGACAACATCGGCTGTATGTTCCTCGAAGAATCCATGAAGCGTTCTGCCCTTGGCTTTATGTCGATGGCTGCGAACAAGCCGCTGCATCTACCGGATACGGAGACGACACCGGAGGAACTACGACGGGCTTTCGATCAGACTCTCGCCACCGACCGCATCTTCTTCTATGACTCGTTCGGGTCCAATACATTGGAGAATATCGTAGGTCGTGTACGTCACATGGCAAAGGCATTGGACTGCAAGTACATCGTCCTCGATCACCTGTCCATCGTTGTCTCCAGTCAGGAGAATGGTGATGAACGTAAGGCCATCGACGAGATCGTCACCAAGCTGCGTATGTTGGTACAGGAACTACGTATCAGTCTCATCATGGTGTCGCACCTCCGCCGACCGCAGGGTCAGGGTCATGAAGATGGTGCTGCTACCAGCCTGTCCCAGCTTCGTGGCTCTGCTGCCATCGCCCAGCTATCCGACATGGTCATAGGGTTAGAGCGTAACGGGCAGCACGAGAACGAGGTGATGCGGAATACAACGACGGTCCGTGTCCTGAAGAATCGATTCGCCGGGATCACCGGACCTGCTACGTACCTGTACTACGACAAGGGGACAGGAAGATTATCCGAGACAAATGAACCGGATGATGATACACCCCCGATCATGGATGACAGCCCACTGGCAGACTTCACATCATGAACGAGGATAGAATCAAAGAGTTAGAAGAAGAACTTGAAGAGTTGCAGATAAAATATGACAACTATGAATACCGCGACACTGGGTGGGACAAAAATCCTTACGCTGTGCCGATTGCATGGCGTCGAACAGAACTAAACATCTTGCACTACCCAGTAGAAGCGGAACGTCGTCTTCAGGGGTTTCTGGTAACTATAGATTCCAAACAGTTTTGGGTGACACCTTACGGAAGATGGAAAGTGAAAGGACGTAAAGGAAAAAACTGGTACCGGTATAAAACAATCGACCACCTCATGGAAAATTATCTTCTGAAAAATGACTGACATCATCGTAGACATAGAAACAGACGACCTCGATGCCACGGTGATCCACGTTGCCTGTACCCGTATCGTCGGAACTGAGGATCGTCGAACATTCACCGCCGAGAACATGTTGGAGCTGCCTGATTACCTTCGAGGATTCAACAGAATCTACGGACACAACGCTGTCAACTTTGACATCCCGGTAATCAACCGTCTTCTGTGTGGCCCCGGAGGGGCAGCTGACCTTGATCTTGGTATCGTCCGCGACACCATGCTTCTCAGCCAGTTGTTCTGGCCTGACCGTCCCGGTGGGCATAGTCTTCGAGCATGGGGTGTCCGTTTAAACAATTCCAAGATCGACTTCCACGACTGGAGTCTCGGGGCCACCGATGAGATGATCGAGTACTGCCGGCAGGATGTTGACCTGACCCATGATGTACTAAAATATCTGCAAGGCGAAGCCTTCAACATGGACAAGTCTAACCGTGGTTCATCGTGGACGGACGCCATCCGAATGGAACATCGTGTCCGTGCAGTGATGAACGAGGTGGAGAACCACGGATACTATCTGGACCAGCCGACCGCAGCCTGTCTGGTTGCACGTCTGTCTACTGAAGTAGTCGAGATCGAGGCCGAGGTTCTATCCGTACTGCCCGACATTCCAAAACCTAAACGTGTTGTCACCCCGAAGTACAAGAAGGACGGTAGCCTGTCGGCTGTCGGACTCAACCACCTAGATGACATCGCCGTCTGTGGTGGTGAACATACGGCTATCGAGTGGCAGACATTCAACCTTGCAAGTCGTCAGCAGATTGCCGACCGACTGATGCGTCAGGGTTGGGTTCCGAAGAAACACACCGAGAAGGGACAGCCCATCGTCGATGAGGCAACGCTGTCCACCATTGACCTACCCCTTGCCCAGAAGATTGCCCGGTACCTGATGCTTCAGAAGCGAGTGGCACAGGTATCTTCATGGCTCGACAAGGTAGACAGGGACAGCCGTGTCCGCTGCGGTTACCTGACACTGGGTGCCATCACCCACCGCATGTCATGCACCGGACCGAACCTGCAACAGGTACCCGGACCACAATCAGAGTACGGCATGGAGTGTCGGTCATGCTGGACTGTACCGTCGGGACGACAACTCATCGGCACTGATCTTGCCGGTATCGAACTCCGATGCCTTGCCCATTACCTTAACGACAACGACTACACAGAGGAACTTATCAATGGAGACGTTCACACAAGAACTCAACACCTTGCTGGACTCCCTACACGCGCTGGAGCAAAAACTTTCACGTACGCACTGCTTTACGGGGCGGGAAACGCAAAGCTGGGAACTATTATCGGAGGCGGAGCAGATGCTGGTGCTGCAATTAGGGAACGATATCTCCGTGGTATGCCATCATTTGCGAACCTACAGCGAAGAGTTACCAGACAGGCGGTATCAGGCACAGTCACCGGCATCGACGGACGACACGTCCGAGTACGCTCAGAACACGCAGCCCTGAACACACTGCTTCAATCATGTGCTGCGGTCATCGCCAAGCAGTGGCTGATCAACGTCTCCCAGACGTTACCCACCGGGGCAAACATCGTAGCCATGATTCACGACGAACTCTGCATCGAGGCTGACACCAGTCTCGATCCCGAAGAGATCGGATTGATCTCAAAGAATGCTGTGCAGGCCGTGGCCGAGCAGCTATCCTTTAACTGCCCACTCGATTGTGATTGGAAGGTGGGCAACAACTGGTCGGAGACACACTGATGCAGATGGTCGAATTCACAGATGATGATCGTGGCTTGGCGTTTAAACGGTCCGCCGAGATGGGGGAACTGAACAACTCCATCGAACATGGTGGTGGTAACCTTGCCGGGTTCCTCGGGGAGATAGCCGCACAACGTATCTACGGCGGCGAGATCAGTCACACCTACGAGTACGACATGATCCTGCCTGACGGACGGACAGCAGACGTCAAGACAAAGCGGACCAGTACTCCGCCGATGGACTACTACGATTGTTCGGTGGCGAACTTTAATCCACGACAGGATTGCAACATCTACATCTTCTGCCGTGTCCACTACGACAACAGCCGAGCGTGGGTACTAGGTCACTACGACAAGAAGAAGTACATCGAGGACGCACGGTTCCTACGTCGTGGGGAACAGGACGGTGACAACGGATTCATCGTCCGTGCGGATTGTTACAACATGGCTATCAACCAACTGGAGAAACCGTAACATGAGTACCAGTGTGAAATACATTACAATAACGGAAGCAGCCGAGCGTTTAGAAGTTCACGATTCAACCGTTCGAAATTATGCAGAAAAACTTGGCGGATATAAAAAGTTTGGTCGGTGGTTTGTGGCAGAACATCTTGTTGAGCAGCATCTACCACCCCGCAGAGACGGAGAAGCCTAATGAGGGTTGAAGTAAACTTGAACGACGAGTGGGTAGACGAGGTGGTGACGGCATCGCTTCGTGATTTTATCCGTCGCCATCAGGGTGAGGCCGGCGTTCCGATCACAGAGATGAAACGTGTTCTCGAATTCTACAGCGTGAAGGAAGACTTCGAGTATTTCTTGGAGGACATTCAAGAAATAGAAAATATTCACGAACATCAAATAAGGTTTGACTTTTAGTCAGACTTAGCATAGATTCCATCCACGCACGTACTCAGGGATTCGTGCCCCCTCAGACAAAAGGAGAAATGCAGTATGGCTGCACTACGTGGTAAAGCATATTGGGCCAAAGTTCATGAGCCTGTTCAGAACAAGTGGGACCCGGAGAAGATCGAGTACTCGATCAACATCGGGAATCTCTCTGACGAGGACAAGGCTTTCCTGACAGAGCAGAATCTTGGGACTAAAATCAAGACTGACCCGAAGGGGACGATGGGTGACTTCATCCAGTTCAAGGCCCGTGACACCAAGCGCATCTACAATCGGGAAACCGGTGAGTCGGATGTGGTGGACAACAGTATCCTTGTTGTTGACTCCGAGAAGCAGGACATACCGTCAAATGTCCTGATCGGGAACGAGTCAGAGGTAGTCGTCTCGTTTAAACCTGTCCACTACAAACGCTATGATGTATGGGCTGCGGAGTTGCTCGGCGTACAGGTTCTGAATCTGAACCAGTACACCCCCGAGGTTGACCCGATGGCTGACTTTGATCAGGCAGCTGATCTTTCTGCATAGTATGTACGGGTCCGGGGGTACCCGTCATCCACCCCCACCTAATTTCAGATGGTGGCTGCTCCCCATCTGACGGGGCGTTGCTCATATCCAACGTGCCAGCAGGTCCGGGGGCACCTGTCCCACAAACCCCCAACTAATTGAGGCCGCATGAAACGCATCGAGAACATACCAGAAGACCTCCAGACGCTGTTCGATTTCGGGATTTCAAATCCTGATCCGGCGAATGTCGAGGCGATGATGACGGACATACGCGAGGCTGTGCTACGTTCCATCGGAGAGCCAGCCAACAAACCGAAGACACTTCGTATGTCGAACATGGGACGGCCCGACCGTCAACTGTGGTACGACATCAGCCGACAGACCTCCGGCTCCGACATGCCGTACAGTCTCCGGATCAAGTTCCTGATGGGCCACCTGATGGAAGCCCTCATCCTCTTCCTGATCAAAGAGGCTGGACATTCGGTCGAGGATGAGCAGCGCGAGATCGAGATCGGCGGTATCAAGGGACACATGGATGCCCGGATTGACGGGATCGTAACCGACGTCAAGACAGCATCACGGTACGGTATGAAGAAGTTCGAGGACGCATCGTCACTCATCAATGACGATCCATTCGGCTACATCGGACAGATCAGCGGGTACGCACAGGCCTGTGGTGATGATCGTGCTGCCTTCCTTGCAATCAACAAAGAGTCCGGGGAGATCAAGATTTGCACTCTCTCCGGCAACCATATGATTAATGCAGAGGAGCGGGTCAGCCATGTCAAAACCCTCCTGTCTTCTGATACGCCACCTGCTCGATGTCACGATCCGATTCCAGAAGGGAAGTCGGGCAACCTCGGGTTGGCGAAGGGTTGCACGTTCTGCGACCACAAATTTGAATGCTGGGCCGATGCAAACGGCGGCGCAGGACTCCGAAGATTCCGATACTCCAACGGAGTGAAGTACCTAACCCATATTGTGAACACGCCAAATGTCGAGGAAGTCGTCCGGTAACGGTCACTGGAAAAATCCATCTAAGATTAAACTCGACCCGGACAACTCATTCGGCTTTGTCTATCTGATTGTCAATTTAGAAAGCGGTCAACGATACATAGGCAAGAAGCAGTATCACAAGTACAGTAAAGGTAAACGTATGGCCCCCTCGGATTGGCGGTCGTATACCTCGTCAAGTCGCTACGTCAACGATGACATACGCCGACATGGCAAACAGATATTCCACTTTGAAATTCTGGCAGAATTCGACTCTCGCAGCGGATTGACTTACGCCGAGACGAATCTTCAGCATGTCTGTCATGTGTTGACGGAAGTCAATAGAGAAGGTGACCGCCTGTTCTACAACCAGTTTATCGACAAGATAAGGTTTATACCGCAGGAGTACCTGACAGAAGAACAGCGTAAGAAAGTAGTCTGTCGTGTCCTCAAAGATTTCCATTGACCTCGACAATCAGTTAGAGGTAATGTCGGAGGCACCGTCTGGTGATCCGCATAAGCTGTTATTTTTGGCGGTTATCTTTCAGGCCATGCTCGATGCAACAAAGCCAGAGGCAGAGAATGAGTCAGCAGAAGCGGTCCTTGAACGAGGCAGGGCACAGGCGTGGCTCTTTGCAACAACGGGAGTTACAGCAACAGACTTCATCACCGTCTGCGATCTGGCCGGGATCGACTACAGTCATGTCCGGTCCTTTGCCCATCAGGTCATCAACACAGGCGAGTCCAGCTTCATCAGGAAAAAAATCAATGCCATCCTCAACCACAGTTAAATCAGACGGCTGGTCCACCAGCTACTACGAACTGCCGCACGGCGCGGCTGAACTACAGGACCTGATCGAGTATCGGGAGATGAACTTCAGCGTCGGTAACATCTTCAAGGCCTGTTATCGTCTGGGCCGAAAGGACGGGGCGACAACGCTCTACGACCTGAACAAAATTAAGTGGTACGTCGAGCGTGAGATCATCAGGCTCGAACGTGAGCAACGGCAGCAGCAGTTTGAGTTTAAGGAAGAGTATCTATGAAGCAGGTCAACGGCCTCTGGCTCCCAGATTCAGACACACACTTTGCCGGTCCTGATTATGAGATCGGGACACGGCGGGTAGCCCTTGGCCTGACCAAGAACCGGCGTGTTGCTCTCGATGTCGGTGCCCATGTCGGCATCTGGACACGACACCTTGCCGAGGAGTTCGACACGGTCTGGGCCATGGAGCCAAACCCTGAGAACTTTGATTGTCTTACCCGTAACACCGACGATCTCGACAACGTGGTACTCCGCAACGAGGGTGCGTCGTGGACAGACGATATGATGACACTGGTCCATAATCGTCAGGGTAACTCTGGCATGTGGTCACTGGCCGCACCGGGGCAGAAGGTTGACGGGACGGCCTACTTCGTCAAGGTCGTCACCATTGACAGCCTTGCCTTACCTGATCTAGACTTCATCAAGATTGACGCCGAGGGACATGAACCTGCCGTGCTGCGTGGGGCGACAGATACCATTGAACGATGCCGTCCTGTACTCTGCCTTGAGGTGAAGGGTAACGGCGTATCGTACGGGGCCGTGGCTGATGCTATCAACATGGCCTTGTCATCTTTTAACTTTGATTATCATCCGCACCGCATAGGTTCGGAGATCATCTACACACCGGCATAACATGGCAAAGAAAGTAGAAACCCGAGTCGTCCGTACCAAGACAAAGCGTCGGACATTTCCTGTAGGACGCCGCCACTCCAAAAAGATTGGCCGTAGATCAACGATCTTCCGTAAGCGCGGCAACCAGTAACCACCGGAGAATTACATGCAAGTTACCCTCATCAACTCAATGGGGACCGACCAGACTGTTGTCGATGCTGCGCGTGTGTCGTTTGCCAAGAAGGCAGACAATTACACCGAGGCCCAGAACGAGAAGCTGATCCAGTATCTGGCACGGCACA